CCGGTGTACAGTTGGTTTTTGACCAGCAATCCAAAAACGAGTCGTACAAATTTACGAGATGTAAGCGCGAGTGCTCTTTTGTGCTGATGTTTGGTTACCTCAGCATATTTTCTGGCATAGAAATCAGCATATTCAGGGATGTGTTTCCTGACGCTGTTTGCCGCTTCACCAAGATAGTAGCGAAGATAGGGATTTCCGGCTTTCGACATTTGGTTGTCTTCGGAAGTGAAATCGCCGGAATCCCCCTTAGGCCAGTAAAGCCCGGCATATTTGGCAAGGGCATCGGATGAATGAAATGCTGCTATATCGCCAATTTCTGACAGAATCCCGGATGCCCATACCGGACCTATTCCAGGTATGGACCTGAGGATGATCAGGGCGTTAGGGTTCATACCGTTGATGCATTTCTCAATCGCCTGCTCTATCAGCCTGATTTCTTTCTGATAGGCATGGATGCAGTTAAATGAGCTTGCCAGTGATATGTTCAGTGGTTCGTACATGCACTTGTCTAAGCGGTAGGAATCCCTGGCTGCCTTCCGTAAAAGCTCGGAAGTTTTGGATATGTCAGAGATGCGGTTTCTGCTCTTTTCCGCAAGGAAAGTAAGCAGCTCCTCTTCCGGCATATCCATGATCTCCTGTGGTGACAGAAATTCCGTCAGGACAGCTGAGGACGTGGCGCCATAGAGATTGCCAAAAGGCTTATCATCACCTTCAAGGAGCTGAAGCTCACTGAACTTCAGATAAAGATTAGACACCATATAGGTTTTCTCCCTGGTGATGCACTCGGAAAGGTGCGTACGGTGCCTTGTAAGGCGTTTCAGGGCTATAAACTGCCCGCCGCGCCATGGCTCCAGCCTTTTGGTACGGCCCACCCTGCCAAAGTCCGCAATGAGATACGCGTCTGTGGGATCGGTCTTTTCCATTCCGATATAGGACTTTCGGTAATTGGAAGTGGCCTTTGGGTTTACACAGAATACGTAAGGCTTGTAGGGCATGAGAACCTCGCTGGAAGCCAGGAAGTTTGAAATATGTACGCTGTACACAGAAGTGGATTCCAGTACGATAAGAAGCGTATCCAGGTTTTTATGCTTCCGCATACACTCAGCGATCATAATCACAAGTTCATCGGCACCAGGCTGATTATTGCCAAATGATGATGAGATATATCTGTTTTCCTCAAAGTCCATAGCATAGACAGCATTGGTCTTTGAGCTTACATCAATACCAACAAACAAGGTGGACATATAGTTGATCTTTAACATGATATCACCTCCATTCGGATCGGGATTTGTGAAGCCTGAAGCAAAAGGTTTATCCTGTGCTGCATACGGTGACCGAAACCTCGCGCAATGAGCATGCACCCAGTCAGCCTTTCTTGCTGGGGCTAACGGCTGGGGATGAAAATTCTGTGTCAGCGGAATATGCCGTATGTGCCAGGCTGAATGCTATCGAAGCAGTCTCGGACTAAGCCGGCTGAAAGGAGGAACAGCAGTGCCTTCGGACATCAGACTCTGCCTGATATCATACCACAGGATCTACCTATATTGAAATGTAACTATCAACTGTATAGATGGGAATCGGGATGAGGGGAGCTCCTCTTAGATGTCCTTACCATTTATACCAAAAAAAGAATAAGTCTGTAAGCTGTTTTTCTTACTTACAAACTTATTATACGAGGAGGTACAGCATGGGATTTACTTTCAACGGGGCCACATCCAAAAGCATGAAGATACGGGCAAGGCTGTCCTCCTGGCAGGCTTCCCCTTCCCTGCGGAATTTTTACGAGACCGTGCCGGGGAAGGCAGGGGTGGCGGATTTCGGCTGTGACAGCGCGGAGCGTACCATCAAAGTGGAATGCAGCGTCTTCCCGCAGAAAAACTTCCCGGCACTGGTGGCGGTGCTGGATGACATGGCGGAGTGGCTCGACCCGACAAGGGGGCAGGGGCAGCTTATTTTAGATGATGTGCCGGACCGGTATTTCATGGCGAGGCTTTCGGAGGCGGTGGACTGTGAGCGTCTGCTCCGCTCGGCGGGGCAGTTCACGCTGTCCTTCATCTGCCCGGACCCACACGCCTATGCCCTGGCAGATGAAACCTATACATTTTCGGAAGCGGGGACGCACATGCTGGTGCGGCATACGGGCAATACGGACTCCTATCCGGTGTATGCGTTAAAGGGCAGCATCCCTTCCGGCACGGGCAGCTATGTGTCCATCATTACAAACGGGGCGGAGCTTCGTGTGACGGGGCCGCTTGCCGCAGGGGAAACGCTGCTGGTGGATTCCGCCCTGGTCACGGCAAAGGTGGCGGATTCCTCCGGGAACACGCTGCGCAACGGCCTGCCGCTGCTGGCGGAGCTGAATTTCCCCGTGCTGTCCAAAGGGCATAACACGGTGGCAGTTTCCACGGCAGGGAATACGGCATTTGCAGAATTGAAAATACAGGCAGGGAGCAGATGGAGGTGACAGGATGTCAGTTAAAAGCACACTGAACAAGCAGACGGATTTCACGGGGGAGTTCCCGATGGAATATGCAAAAGACGGGCTGTGGCGGTTCAATGAAAATGCCCCGGATGCGGACACCATGCTTTATGATTCCTCCGGCCGGGGCAGGAAGATGTTTGTCTCCGGCTGGTCCGGTACAAGTGCGGGTTTCCGCAACGGGCAGAAGGGGCGGCACTTCCGCATGAACATCACGAACCCTGCCTCGGAGAAAACCTATCTGAAGGTAACGAATGACGGCAGCATTTTTTCAAGCCTTGGGGAACGGATCGCTGTGGGCGGCTGGATGAACCCGACCACCTATTCCATCGGCAACACCTACACGCCCATCTTCAACACCAGGCAGGGGCCGGGGCAGCCGATCTTTTATCTGTCCCTCATCCGTGGAAAGCCGAGGATCATGCTCTATAATTCCTCCGGCACGCTGATCCTGGATGAGTCGGTAACGCCGCCCTTTTCCTTTGCGAACAATGGGTGGTACTTCCTAGCCTGCGTGATCGAGCCGGGGAACAAAAAAGCGCAGTACGTCATAGGCGACCGGGAAAGCGGGACGGTGTGGGTTTCCGCGGCGCTTTCCTTCACGGGGGAGCTGAACCGCTCCTGCACGGCAGACCTCATCATGGGGATGAATGCCGGTTCCTACTGGTATGCAGGGGGCTTTGACGACTGGTTTTTAGACTGCGACTCTCAGCTCACAGCAGAGGGACTGGCGGATTATTTCAGGAAATCCCTTTGCGCCAACGGCGGCGACACCTCCGGGGAGGTGGACGCCCTCACGGAGCCGGGATGCGTGACGCTGCGGAAGGGCAGCGGCGGCGTCTATCCGGAGACCGGGCAGCTTACGACGGCCCCTGCGGAATGCCTGCTTGCCGGGACGGGGAGGGTGTCAGTGAAGAGCGAATACACGGCAGGCGTTACGGCGGTCTCCCTGGTGGAAACCTCCACTTCGGATGACCTAGAGGAATGGACGGCATGGCAGGGCGTCGGGAGCAGCGGCGAGCTGCAGTCCCCCAACCAGAGGTACATCCGCTACCGGGTGACACTTACCACGACGGACACTTCCAAAACGCCGAAGCTGATGGAGATACAGTTGCACGACATCCCAAAGCCGCCGTATGAGCGGCTCGGCTTTGCCCGCCCTGTGGTGCTGGACGGGAACGGGGCATGGGAGGCGGTGCTGGAAAATGCCTTTGACATTATGGTGACGAGCGAGGTGAACGGGGCGGACACCCTGGAATTCAAGCTGCCGTTCCGGGATTCCAAGCGCCCGCACCTGGATAATGAAAAGCAGGTGCAGATCGTGAATGATGTGTACCGCATCCGGACGCTGACCGATGACAAGGGGGCGGACGGGAAAGTGGTGACCTCGGTGTATGCGGAGGCGGCCTTCTATGACCTGGCTTTCTCCGTGGAAAAGGCAGCCGTCAATTTCAATGCGGACACGGCGGAGGCGCCGATGGCATACGCGCTGGAAGGCACGGACTGGAGCGTGGGGAACGTGACGGTGCGGACAAAGCGGACATGGCAGAGTACGGAGAAGAACGCCCTCTCCATCCTGCGGCAGGTGCAGAACATCCACGGCGGCGACCTGATCTTTGACTGCGCCAACCACCTGGTGCATCTTCTGGCCTTCGGCGGCACGGACAGCGGGGTGTTATTTGCCTACCGCAAAAATATGAAGTCCATCCAAAGGGTGGTGGACACCAGAAGCCTTGTCACGAGGCTGTACGCCTACGGGAAGGACGGCATGACCTTTGCCAGCATCAACGGCGGGAAGGAATATGTGGAAAGCTACGCCTACACAGACGAGGTGCGGACTTCCACGCTGGACTGCTCCAGCTTCACGAACCCCTACCAGATGCTGGAGTTCGCAGAAATGCGGCTTGCGGACTATGCGAAGCCCCGGATTTCCTATGTGCTTTCCGCCATGGACTTATCCGTGCTGACGGGGTATGAGCATGAGACCTGGGACCTGGGCGACATCGTGACGGTGGATGACCGGGACTTAAACCTTTCCGTGAAGACACGCATTGTGCGGCGGCAGTATAACCTGCAGGAGCCGTGGAACACGGTGCTGGAGCTTTCCACCACTCTGCGGGAATTGGGCGATTCCTCGGCGCAGTGGGATAAGGCGGCGGATGTGCTTTCCAATACGGACGTCATCGACCGGCAGGAGGTGAAGGACATGGTGCCGTTCAACCACCTGCGGAATTCCCGCGCCGACAGCGGCATGAATTACTGGCTGAATTCCGGCTTTGAGGTGGATGCGGAAAACGGGGTATCCGGCACGGCGTCCTTCAAATGTGTGGGCGTGGCAGGCATGACAAAGAGCCTCGCGCAGACGGTGTACCCGGCAAGCCGGAACAGTTACACCTTTTCGGCGCAGATCGCCTCGGAGAATCTGAAAAAAGGGGCGGGCGGGCAGGTGGGCATTGAGGTGACCTTTGAATATGAGGACGGAACCACGGAAACCCGCTTCATAGATTTATTGTGACGGAGGGATGCATATGGCATTTTTCACGCAGGCGGCGCAGGACGTGTCGCCCAGGGGCTATGAGCGGCTCAAATCCATCACCGTGCGGGTGTGCGTGACGGACTGCACGGGGGAGTTTTACATTACGGATATGCTCCTGCAGGGCGGCTCCATCGCAACAGGATGGGTGGGCCATGTGAGCGAGATACAGTGGACTTTGGACGGATAGGAGGCGGCGCTATGGCAGAATTCACACGGTTTGCGGAAACGCTGGAATGCAAGAAGGATATGCGGGTGGTGGCGGTGACCGTGAAGCCGCTGGTCTCGGACTGCACCGGCCGGATCTGGTTCACTGACCTCATGGCGCAGGAGGGCGACCGGCTGACGGGATATGTGATCCACACGGAAACGGTGATGGAAAAGTACCGTGAAAACGGGGAGATCGTGCCGCCGAGGTTTTATAACGGGCTGGTGCGCTCCGGCGCAACGCTGGTGGCGTTCAACCTGGGGCAGACCTCGGCGGGGCTGGACGTCAAAGTATCCCCGGTGCAGGACATGGCGGCGGGCAGCATAGAGCTGTCTTTGGGGGCAGGGGCGCATAAGGCGAAGTTCCTCTCGGCGGCAAAAGCCGGGGATGAGTTCTCGCTCCTGGCATCCAGCCGCCAGTGCCTTAGAAACGGTGTAGCCACGAAGAAGGACGGATTTTTCCAGTACATGGCGGCGGGCGACAGCAAGCACCCGGTGTCGGTGGAAAAGGGGAAATCGGCAAGGATATATTTTGAGTTTCAGGAAATACAGGACGGGGGTGATGCGATTTGAGGAATGATTGAAAAAAGTGGATTTTGGTGGTAAGATATATAATATTCAGTTTGGAGGGGAGAAAGAAAAATTGTAGGGAGGTTGCAATGTTGATAAATCAAAATGCAGATGCTTATGACAGAAATACAGACTTATACATTGTTGCATACATTGATCTTTTGGGTATTACTAACAAAATAAAGGCAGAAGATCAGCAATTAGCAATGAATAAATTGCATAATTTATATACATTTTCAATGGATATCACAAAGAAAATTCAAATTGATGAAAATAAGGATATTGAGTTTAAAATTTTCTCTGACAATGTTATCATAGCAAAAAAACTATCAGATGAAAAAGTACAGCGAAAGCGGGATATAAGAAGCCTGTTAATGTGTGCAGGAAGTTTTTAGGAACAGGCTGCAAGTGAGAGTGTGGGATGGCTGTTACGTGGAGGAATTTCGATAGGGAAACTTTTTATTGATGATGTGATGGTTTGGGGTGAAGCACTTTTAAAATCTTATTATTTGGAAGATAAGGTTGCAAATTATCCCAGGATTATCATTGATAAGCGTGTTATTGGTGAAATAAATAAAGACAGCCAATTGATTGAATATATAAGAAAAGATTTTGATGGATTATATTTTTTGAATTTTCTTAATGACTGTCACTTTTGCGGAGAGATGTTAATGAATGGTTTTGAGAAAATGCAAAAAGAGATAGGAAAAAGCATAGATGAGAGAACCTATCAAAAATTTTGTTGGCACATGAATTTTGTTAATTCTGAGCTGGATAGAAAAGATGAAAAAAAGGATAGAGATTATAGACTTACGATAATCTTATAGTAGCGGATTTATAGTAAAATTATGAAGAAAAAGCGTCTGAATTCCAGGCGCTTTTTCTTGCCAATTTTTAAAGGAGGGAACTGCCTATGAGGGATTACCTGCAGGGGAAGCGGTGCATGGTTTGGAGCTTCATGGGGAACAGCCGGATGTACCAGGCGCTCCGGGATTACGGCGACCGGCTGGACACCGTGGGCATTTTTACATTCGAGGTGGATATCACAGGCACGATTTCCGAAACGGGAACGAGCATTTCCTCCATGATGCCCTATATCAATAAATGGCCGCACATCAAGTGGATGCTGACCGTGATGAACCACGGCGCGGCATCCATTTTTACTGCGCTGCGGAATAACACGGGCGGGGCGAAGGATAAATTCCTCACGGAGCTGGTGCGGATCATGCGGAAATACCCGTGGTGCGCCGGGGTGGACATCGACCTGGAGCGCGGCGGGGAATATGAGAACCGGGCGGCAGCAAATGCGCTGTTCCGGGATATTTACAATACTGTGAAAAACTATAACCCAGCAAAGCTGGTGAACATCTGCCTGCCGGGGATGACCGGCGTCAACGGCTCGGTGGGCGGCGAGAACTGGTGCGTGTATGCGGACCTTGACGCTTACTGCGACACGGCATCCATCATGAGCTACGGCATGGCGTGGGCAGGCTCCGCTCCGGGGCCGGTTTCCCCACGGAGCTGGCTGGAGGGAATCTATGACTATGCCTCCAAAGCCATGCGTCCGGAAAAAATCTTCATGGGGCTGCCGGGGTACGGGTGGAACTGGCAGATTTACGACAAGCCGGAGAATCTCGGAAAATCCTACCGTGGGACTTCCAACACCTATTATGCCGCAAAGCTGTGGATGGCGGGCGGCTACAATTTTACAAACGACGCCCCGCCGCAGCCCTTCATCCCCATCCTTGCCTATTGGGACGATTATGATAAAGTCCCCTATGCGTTCCCGCAGGTGTACGACTTCATGGAAGGCGCGGATGCCGTTTCCCGTGAATATCCCCTGCTGACCGGAACCTATAACCGCAGGCATTACCTGACCGCCTATGGCAAGGAGCAGAAGGCGGAGTTTGGGGATGTCCTGGTTGACCGGGATGCGGGCAGCCCTTCAAGCGCATCCGGCATTGTCTCCATTGAAAACGGCGTGGCCGTGCTTGGGGATGAAGGGAGCGCCGCCTACCGTTTCAGTGTGCCTTCGGCGGGGGTTTATGATGTGGCGGTGCGTATCTGCTATCCTTTCTGGGATAAGAACGGCATCTATGTTTCCCTTGACGGGAACAGGAAGCGTTTCACGGAAAGCCGACTGTGGTGGCCGTACTGGAGGACTTCCTTCTGGATTTCCCTTGCGGACGGGGTTCCGCTTTCAGCGGGGACGCATACGGTCACGGTGTCGGTGGATGTGAAGGGCGTGCAGTTTTACGGTTTCCGCGTCTGTACGGGTTTCCGGGAATACGCTTCTGCGGGGGAGGCGGCGTTCACGCTCTCCCCGCGGCAGTTCATTGACGTAAACGGGAATCCGTGCCAGCCGGACAAAGGATTCAGGCTGACCTGCGAGATGCTGCGGAGGAAACCGGACTCGGCGCTTGTCTGGTATGAGGACTTCCGGGATTACGGCGTGCTGGAAACGAACTACTGGAGCGTGCTTTCCGGCTCATGGGCGGTATGGAGGTCGGAGGAATATTCCATGGAGCGGGTGTACTCGCAGCTTGAGGGGAGCGGGCAGCTTGCGTGGAAGTACAGCGGGTTTCAGGAACTGCACCTGCGGGCAAGGCTGGCGTTCCCGGCGGGCGGCAGCGGGAAAGCCGGGGTATTCTGCGGGGATGTGTTCTGCTGCCTGAATTACGACACGCAGAGGGTGGAGCTGTATAAAGGCTCTTCCCTGCTTGGCAGCTACAGCCAGACAATCAGCCGTACCTCCAATGCTGACCTCAGAGGGAACCCCGCCATGTACACGGTGGAGATGCGTATCCGAAGGAACAGGGTGCGTGTCTATTCCGGCGCTTCTTACACGCTCCGGTTTACGGCCTCCATAAGCGGGTTTTCCGGCGGCTATGCCGGGTACCGCTCGGACAGCCGGACGGTCTGCGAGCTGCTCCGGCTTGGGGACGCATGGACCTATGAGCCGTATGAGCGGTTCGATGTCACGTTCCCGGACGGCAGGGTGACGCAGTATGGGCGAATCCAGCGGAACAATGCAGTATGGGATGAGGATTACCAGGTGTTCACGCTGACCGCCGATGTGGAGGAGGGCAGCACACGCAGCGGGGAAATCTCGCTGGACTATGACTTCTTCCATTCCCATCTGATGGAGCTGTCCTGCGGGAATGATTACACGGTGAAGGTCACGCCGAGGGACATCAACATCTGGATTTCAAGGCTGTTCCTTGGGGATGCGGACGGCTTTTCCATCCTTTACTACCAGGACGTGGACTCGCTGGTCTATTGGGCGAACGAGGCGGCCTACCGCTGGAAGCTGCGGGGGATCGCCATCTGGTCATTGGGGCAGGAGGACATGAGGCTGTGGGAGGCGCTGCCGAAACAAATTTAATATTTCCATGGATACAGGGCTGTCCGCCGTTTGGCGGGCGGCCTTTTATCATACAAAAAAATTTTTATAGGAGGGTTTCACTATGAAGGAATTCTGGAACACAATCCAACTTATTTTTGCAGGTGTCGGGGGATGGCTCGGCTATTTCCTCGGCGGATGTGACGGCCTGCTGTATGCGCTCATCGCATTTGTCGTGGTGGACTATGTCACGGGCGTGATGTGCGCTGCGGCGGACAAGAAGCTTTCCAGCGAGGTGGGGTTCAGGGGCATCGCAAAGAAGGTGCTGATCTTCCTGCTGGTGGGGATTGCAAACATCCTTGATGTGCAGGTCATCGGGAACGGCTCAGTCCTGCGGACGGCGGTTATCTTCTTCTACATCTCCAATGAAGGTGTGAGCCTTCTGGAGAACGCCGGACACCTTGGGCTGCCCATCCCGGAGAAACTGAAAGAGATTTTAGAGCAGCTCCACGACAGGGCAGAGGACGGGAAGGGGGATGAATAAGCAATGAAACTGGTGGAAAGCATCCTGACAAGAAATCCGTGCTACACGGCAGGGCGGAAGATTACGGTCAAGGGGCTGATGCTTCATTCCGTGGGTTGCCCGCAG